GTGGATTTCTAAGGGCCTGCGGATCATTAATTGGAACGCGGCCCAAAAAATACTGAGGCTGATCCTTGTCGAGGCAGTATGTGCAATTCTTTATGTTTGTGGCGCGGCCAGCAACGATCTGAACTTTGAGTTCGTTTAAATCGTAGCGTTGGCCGCAAGTATCACAAAACCCAAAGGCTAGCCTGCCTTTTGCATATGGTACGGTCATTTTACACTAAAACCCGTAATCTGTGAAGGGCACAAACCTTACAGAGGCTCGATCCCGATCTTCGTCGGCTGCAAGCTGGAAGGCTTCATCATAGAGATCCTTCAACATGGAGACCCGGTCGGCAGCCTCTGGCTTCTTCAAAGCAATGTGATAGGAAAGCCCAGCCACCAGCGCGTTGTAGAACCGGAACGGAATTTCCAGCGTCTGAGATGCGGGGTTTGTGGCATCATCCTCACGCTTCAAATACCAGTAGGCTAGCGTGTAGGTGGTTGAGGAGTCGGGCACGGGCCATAGCGTTACTGCGGGGGCAGCAGTGGCCCGGTCAACATAGATCTGGTAGGGGCGGCCTGTCTGAGCCTTGGTGGGAATGTTGGCATATGTGGAGACGGAGATGCGGTTGAGGGAGATGTCAACCGACTGCCCGCCAGTGGTTGTGCGGCACACAGCCTCAATGAAATCTACCGCATCAGCCGGAAGGCCGTCAGCAGTGGTGTAGGTTTTTTGCCCCGGAACAAGCGTGATCGTTCCGCTTCTTACAGTCCAAAGGTTAACGCCCTTGTTGGCCCACTCTGTGAGTAGGAAGTTAAGGCTGCGGCGGGCCGTCTTCAGGTCATAACCAGACCGAAGCTCAAGGCCAGCCCGCTCGTAGGCCTCCTCACAAAGCTCCGCAATGTCTGGTGTCCAAGTTGCTGTGCCGCTCGTTGTCATTTCATTTCCTTAAAAGTGTGAGCCCCGTTCCCAACAGGCATATCGCCGCTTAACGGAACCGCCAATCCCAAATGCTCACTTTCCCGACTATTTTAGAAGCTGCCGCGATTACCCCTGTCGGCATCTTTCGGGCCCAGCTTCTTGGAACCACGCCTGTGTTTGGGCTTGTTCCGACCACGGCTCTTCTTGGTGAAGACCTCCATAGAGTTGCCGATAGCGTCTTTCTTTGTAGCCATTATGATGTAGCTGCGGTGGATGCAGCCTCCTCTTGCAAGTATTTCAAATACAAAGGATACTCCGAATCGCCGGGAGATGGAATGTTTATTCCAAGATCCCAGTTGTAGTATTGCTGGGGGCGGGCGGTGTCGGTGCTGGGATCTGTTGTTGGAGTGGATTTGGGGGTATCGCGGGTGAATGAATCCATACGGTCATTCTTGCCGCCACTTCCAATGTCGGGTGCGCCACCACCTTGACCGCCGCCATCACCAAACTTGTATTGTTTCCCAGCCCGCTCAGAAATTTGTTGCTGTCTTAGCGGATTTGCTCTTTCATAGTCAGCAACAGCATCGCCCGGATTTCTTAGTTTACCGGCTGCCGTTCCAATTTCACCCGGAACATAAGAAAGAAGATTTAACGCCGATCCAATCGGGCCAAACCTAATAGGTGCTGTTATAGCATTTGCGGCAAATGCTTTGGTTTTTTGAGCGGAAGAAAGCGGATATGGCGCGTCAGTCATGCGCGCATATCTAAGTTTATCGTAGTATTCATCCTGTACTGCTTGCGGAAGATTTGCAACGTCTTCTGCGGTATAGGGGGTGCCGTCAGCTTTTGTTGGGTATCCATACCCGTCCTTGCTAAGGATTGTATCAGAGCTAAATCTTCCGGGGCCGCCTTGGAGCGAAGTTGCAGTTTTTGTTTCAGGAGGCGATCCATCGCTATAGAAAGCATCGCGGGGCGCTGATGTTTGATTTTTTGCAGCGGAAAATGTGCTTGGAGCCTGTGTTGAGGAATTTACACCCATAATCCCAAGGCCACCAACAACATTTACGCCCTGCTGAACATCATATGATTTTGTCCACGTTCCACCTTCAGCAGCATTCATGGTGTCTTGGGCTCGCTGGGGCCCCTCTATGTCAACCTTTGGTGCCGGGATTCCGCCTGTAGACATTGCCGCCTGTCCAGACAAAGCGCCAATCAATGAATTCTCAACGATTCCGCCAAGGCTGCGTATCCCATTTGCAATGGAGGTATCGACTCCCATTGCTTTCCCGCTAGCAATTGCAAGTTTGTCGGCGGCTGGTCTACCACGTATACTTGTAGCCATTCGATACCCCCAAACAGATGGCTGAAGACTTGAATATGCCTGCGCCACATCACTAAGTGATGGCATCCCAGACGTGTACTGTCCAACAAAATCCTTAAACGCCTGAGTCTGCTGCGGGGTTGCGGCATTTTTATCAAGCATGTCCATGCCGGTTGGTGAAGGAATGCCCGGAAGCCCTGTGTAGCCATATGGGCCCTGCACTTCAGTCCCAATCCTCGTATTACTTGGCGTGGGAGTGGGGGCATTCATCCCGTATGGCTGCGCTTCTTTAACGGGCTCAACTTTACCCATCCTATTCACATTTGGCATATTAAATGTGCCATAGCCAGCGCCAGCAAGATCAGCAACACCCCTTGGTGCCGAAACAACATTACCTGTGTTGGGCACAGTTGCGGATGTGTCACGCGCATACAGCGATCCCTGCATAGCATCAAGGGCTGCAGATTTTTGAAGCTCAGAAGATGGGTCAAATGATGCTCCAGAATACTTGGAGGATGCGCGATTATATGGTGCCGTGTAGGACCCTGATGCTATTGATCTGAAATCAGTAGGAGTTGGCGCTGCTGCGGGCTGCCTTGTTTTAGGAACAGAAACGCCGGAAAGAACATTATAATTATCAACAGTGGGAGCATTGCCTTTCATAAGCGGGCCCTTTACCGCAGTCTCGGCATTTGCCTGCGCCGGGGTAAAGAAATCACCCACAGAGGCTGAGACTGGAGCAGGCGCTGTTGATACCGAAGCAGGCGCTATTGATCTTGCCTCGCGCACTGCCCTTTGCGTAGGCTCTGCGTTACCAAATACATGCGCCCCAACCGTCTCAAAAGAAGTTCCAGACCTAGCGCCCCATTTTGGATCAGCGGTCTTCGGGTTGTAGTAATGGGTAGCGGCGAGAACTTCTGGGCTCGCAGTTTTTGCAAATTGTCCAGTGGGGTTGCTCGCATCGCTAAGGGCATTCATAGCTGCCCTATATGTTTCTGTTCCCGGCACAGAGGACTTATATGTCGCATTCTGAGATGTTTTCGGCCTCATACCAGAAGCATCATACTGGCCAAGAAGAGAATCTACAGACCTTCCACCCATGTACCCATACTTTTCTGGGTCTTGTGATGCAAGCGATATCCGATTTAACATCGTATTGGCAACGGCGGCTTGGCCAAAGGTTGATTCGCTAGCCGCTTCACCAGCAATTGTCTTGACCATCTTGTCGATCTCGTCAGGCGTATAATTCTTTCCAAACGTCTCGTTCAGAGAGTTCGTTATAGCCTGAATCGACCGTTGCGCTGCAACTGGGTCAGTGTTGCCGGGCATAGAGCCGGATACACTTCCGGGGCCGCGAGATACGGCTGACAGAGCCTTTTCAGATGGTTTATAGGTTTCTATTGATTTGGAAATCTGCCCAGTGGAGGGCAGCCCATTAAAGCTCATTCCCCCAGCAATTGGGCGGCCAACATTCACAGCGGTGTTCATAGGCCCAACGCCGATTGATTTTATTCCTCCCGAAGAAAGATCACTCCTAACAGAAGGAATGTTGTTCAAGGCGCGGATAGCATCAGATGTTTGAGTTCGCTGCTGGTTTTTGATGTCGGGGTTTGGTGCGGAGAACCCATTGGTGCCTCGACTTCCGCCATTCCCCTGAGTTGAGGATGTTCCGGGCCTACCACTCCCAGCGCCATAGTTTGATCCAGCGCCTCTGGCCCCGCTATTTTGCCCGCCCTGCCCAGCACCGGCACCAGATGAACGGCTTCCAGAGTCCTGCCCTCCCTGACCGCCGCTATAGCCGCCGCTCCCAGAATTTGATCCGCCGCTGCCGCCGCCCGCCGTGGAGGCCCCTCCACCCTTTGATCCAGCCGTGCCGGAGTTATAGCCACCACTGCTGGTGTGGCCTGTGGAGGAGCTTGTGCCCTGACCACGATCCCCATAGCCGGTGTCGCCGGGGTCTGGAAAGGCGGGTATTCCGTTATGGCTTCTCCTCCCTTTAAACGCACGATGCTGCTGGACAAGATCCATCTCTTGCTTATTGAGATAGGCCAGATAGTCCTTTGGAACATTCGGGCCCCAGTTTATGGACTCGGGGACAGTCTTTTTAGGCCCGGCAGCCTTGGCATTTTTTGGCACAATTCCGCCACTCGCGTAGCGATAAAAATGCGCTAATGCGGCGAGGTCAAGCGGCCTGTTGCTCATGTTGTTTTCTTTGCTCGACGAGGGCGACGAGCCCGCTTTGCTTCGGAGAGGGCAATTGCGATTGCCTGAGATTTATTGGTGACGGGCTGGCCAGAGCTAGACTTCAACGTATGCACCTTGAATTCGTGCATAACCCTCTTCACCAAGCCAGACTTGGACACAAGCTTATTCATACTCGGGCGAGAAATAGCCATCACTTGTCCCTACACTTCTTCCTGAAGTTATCCCATGTGCCGCCACGCCTCACACACTCATGCATCTTCTCTTCAATGGTAAATGTGTTGCGGGTGGTTATGTATTTGATAATGTCTGGGACTGCCAAGGCAATAACCTCCTTAACTAGTCCCATCCAAAAAGATGGGCTGCGGGAAACAAAGAATGCGGAAACACCAAGTATGGCAAATAACGCTAGTCCCGCCACCCACAGCCAACTCATCCTACTTCACAGCGCCAGCAACAGCAGTGTTGATGCCGCTACGAATGAAAACACCCATGCCAGCCGTTACGACAAGATTAACAGTGTCGGTGAGGGTGGTGTCGCCAACGAGATAGGCGGCAATAGCCCCAATGATCGTCACGGCACCAAGGATATATGTGCGATAACCCTTAAACATTTTATTCTCCAATTACGGGGTTAAAAACAGTTTACGCTCTTCTTCACGGCGGCGTGTGAGCCCCGCCATGACCTTACCAGCAGCCTTGTTCCAAGAACGAAACGCATCGGCTGCCCCCTTAATATCTCCGGAATTAAACTTGCGGAGAACGGAGGATTTTGCAAAGTTGCCGGGGCCTATATTGTAGCATAGGCTTACCATTGCACTGAATTGGTTGCCGTTGGGCTTGCTGGTCAACACCTTTGCGACCGCCGTTTCATAAACACCAAGATCCTTAACGAGGATGCTTGTGGCTTCGCTATCGGTGATCTTCATCCCCTTCTTGACAGCCGGAGGCCCAGCCATGCTTGTGTGGCCATACCCAATTGTCCAAGGGTCGCCACCAGTTGCGGGGTCGGGATATGCGGCAAGCCGCTTGCCCTCAAACTTCTTGATCAGATCAATGCCGGATTCAGTTGTCTTCATCATGCACCATTAAGCGGAATAATATCTTGCGAAGTTGACATAGACCTTTTCATGAATGAAATAAACTGACCCAGAGTAAGGATCACCACAGAATCCATATTCACACATCCCGCCTTATCCACGGTGGCGGCAATCACCTCTGGGCCATCCTTGCTATTTATCGGTCCAAAAAGGAAAAGCGAGATTTCGGTGGCGGGCTGTCCTGCGGCTTCTTTATTGTCGTTGAGGACTTTAGCCATCCTCTTAGTGGATGAAGAGGTCGAGCCAAGGAAAGTAATGCCTTCCTTGGCAAAGTCAGAAGCAAATCTGTCAACCGTGGTGCATTCATCAGCTTTAACCGGGGCGCACAGCAAGGCTGCCCCCACTGTTAATGCCAAAATAAATCGTGTGATTATTTTATAAACCATATAGACATCATTTTTGCTACAAGACCGCCCACGGCTGCGGAAAAGCCGCCAACCATGAGCAGCGTTTTCCAGCCGCCAGTGGCCGTGTCGAGGGTTTTTAGGATATGCTTGATGTCGCCCTTTATTTCGCCAACATCTGTTTCCAATCGGTCAACTTGAACCTCAAGCTTTCCGACGCTCACTTCAATTTTATCGCTCATGTCCACAAGCTTCCCCTCGGCCAGACTTGCGGCTATTTCACTTACAGATTGTGCCCACAGCGGGAACCACACAGAGGCCGCCAGCGGCATTCTTTGCAATACCGGCGGTTGCCGCATGAAGGGGCTTGAAGCTGTCGGAGGCCTTCCCTGTGGCCTCTAGGGCCCTTCCAGCAGTGTCGAGGATAAGAACGGGGCCAAGGAACATGGCGCTTACCCACCAAGCACTCTTGTCCTTGGTGTAGGCGGGGTAGGAGGAGGCATGTGCCGCGCCCGTGAGAAACATGAGGGCAAATGCGGCTGCGATAAGGTTCTTCATTTTTGGTTTCCTATTTTAACAATTCCAACGTTTAAGATAAGCGGAAACCTTGTCTGCCATTTCATGGCTATCAAGAAGGTTACCCGCTGCGATATTGCACCTACCACAAATCACATCTCGAATTTCTCCGGTCTTGTGATTGTGATCGACACATGGTTTAGCCATTTTACCCTCATTCAGGCGGGTTTATAATCTGAAGCCCCAGCCGAGCCATAGCCACGAACGGTTCCTGATCAGTCACGTCAGCGGTGGCGTAGATGGCGTCAATGTCGGACTGTGTGCATGGGATTTCCGCTTGAACGCACGCATTGTAGACGGCCACGGGGTCGCCCGGTTCGGTGGAGACAAGGGTCCACACGCCGTTGGCGTCCTGTTCCCAGACTTGGAACGGCACCATATATGCAAACTCAGGGGGGATGTAGCCCGTGCTGATGTAGTGGGTGGCGGGGTCGAGGCCGGATGCCGACAGCGGTGTAGTCCACATATCTGGCCCACCCCCAAACGCAGCAGCAATCGTGCGGGCAAGCGGTGCGCTGGCGGCGGGGATGATAAGTGTGCGGAAGAGGTTCATCAGTATGCTTTCGTCTTTCCGTTGACCCAGCCTTCAGCGGAGTCAATCTGCGCCGCCGTGGACGCGGCACCGCGCACGATCAGGCTATAGAGGCGTCCGTTTAAGGGGAGCGTTGTCCCACCACGACGGCCGATGTAGAGCGGGTAGTTGCCGAAATTACCTGTGCCCTTGTCGCCAGTTGCAGATGTTCCCGCAACAGTGTTACGGCGAATAGTAGATAGGTCACCGGGAATGTCGTGTGTAGACGCCAACACAGCAGTGTCAGGCGCTGCAATAACAATCTGTGCGCCCTGTGATGTAGTCCCTGTCGCCGATCCTCTGGCGGTAGAAGTATATCCATTCACCGTACCCGATATACCTGAGTCGGAGCCAGTGGTAAGGTAGAACGTGCCAGCATTTGCACCGTTAGATGCGCTTAATTCGGTTAGCATTCCGACGACATCACTCAGCTTTCTGGCCCCCGCAAACACGGTCATCTTGTCCGTGGCGCTGAAGTCAATGGACGCCGTGGCAAGGCTATCGTCTGTGCCGTCAAACGCGAGGTACAGAGGGAAGCCATTTGTGTCGTAGTCGGTTGCAGCGTTAATGCGCTGGTAGGCGGGGATGCCTACGCCATCGTTGGTGACGCGGAGGTCTGCGCCCCACGCATAGAACCCACTACCCGTTGTACCCGTGTATTGGCGCGTAACATTGTCGCCAATCTCAATGAACATAACGCCGTTGTAAGAAGCAGCGCGAGATGCACGGACGGTGCAAAGCCACCAGCCGTTGCCTGCATTTGAAATGCTTGCCGAATAGGTAAAGCCAGAACCGTCTTGCGCTTGCGTCCCAACGGTCCCGCCTAACAGGTCAAAACCGACACGGACAAAATTTACACCCGCTGGCGCGTCTCTCACAAGAATGGTTGCCGCCGTACGTTCAGCAGCCTTGAGATATACCGAGGCCACAAACTCTAAGGCAGACCCTGCCGCAGTCTGATATGCTTGGTGATAGGCGGTTACGGCATTTGTCTCGCTAATCTTGCTGACTGTCGCTGAACCTGTTGGACCTGTCACAGAATTAACAGGCGCAGTAATGTTCAGTTTGCTCCAAGCCGCATTATTGAACTGCTCACTATACGTAAGCAAGTTCACCCTAGCCGACAGCACGGGGCGGGAGGCGGAGGTGGCTTGTGAGGCGTGGTTGCCTGCAACAGCGACAGCGGAAACATTCGATACCGCAGCGCCAGCATTAAGAGAAACAGACCTAAATGCTACGTTAGCACCAGATGTAGAACCATAAGCATAAACAACAAATGTTCCGTTTGTTGGTGCCCCATAAAGAGTAACACCTAAGTTATTAATGACACGCAAGTCTACAGTTCCAATAGTACGACCCGTAACTGTAAACGTGATTTTATACCAACCATCCGTGATTGTTATCAGCTGCTGAATAAAAGCATCCGCGCCGCCGCCCCATTGCGCCGCACCGCCGCTAATCGTCCAGCCAGCTCCCTTGCTCCAAACAGTATCGGTCGAAAAGTTACCGTTGGAAATACGTTCAGTCCCGACAGCGAGAGACTTGCTCTTGTCGAGGATCAGACCGACAGGCTGCTCCACCGCCGTGACAGGCGTGACCCCGGTGCTGTCTTGGAACATCGTGGAGAAGTCGGACGGGTCGTACCACGCGCCAACCTCCCCCGCAGAAAACAATGCTGCGGGGGAAAATGAACCATTGGCAAACTGGAGGCCGACCCTACCGACTAATCCAAGCATTACGACATCTCGGTAACGTAAAGGCTTCCTGACGTAGAGATCTGGATCCCCGCCACCTTCACTGTGGAGTTACCATCCACCCGGAAATATTCCGGCACACCCGAAAAAATAGGAGTGTCAGCGGTGGTGGCGGTGGGGGTAGAGGTTCCCACCTTGATGAAACAGTTCGTTGACGAAATAACCCTGATCACAATTGTGTCTGTGGCAAGGGCATTTGTGGTGGCGGCGCTGGTTCCGGAAATTGCCACGGTCTGTGTCGTTCCCGGACTCAAGCACTGGATCGCGTGATTAAACCGATCCTTGGCTAGATATGCTACAGCCATGAATCACCTATTAAACGCCAGCGGAGAGCGGGGTGGCGGTTGTGCCAGAGCCAAGAAGGCGTCCGTTTACCAACCAAACGCTAGTAGCCACATCTGTGAGTTCTACAATCGAACCGGCAACGCCACCAGTTGTGGTGCCGCTCATGGTAATTGTGTCTGTGCAGGATGCGGCAGCGCCACCAACAGTGGTGTAGTTCACGCCCGTGGTTGCCGAAACTGATACGCTACCAACCATAAAATCAGTTGCATTAGCAACTTTGATAATGTTGCTATTCGATGTCACTGTGGTGGTGACAAGAAAGCGATATGTGGCCTGAGTTCCGGTGGCAGCCGGGAGGGTGATGGTAAGGCCAGCGGCGGCAGACAGCGGGATAATACGACCGTTATAGTCCTCGGTGGTGGTGGAGGAGGGAATTGTGGTGGAGGCAGTGAGGGGGGTGATAACGGTGTCCGTCCCGGTGGCGAAACCGCCAGCCGAAAACACCGGACCCGAAAAATGTGTATTGCCCATAATTATAGATTCCTTGTTGAGTTGTATTTAAGATAGATCTTTTACGTAGAAGCCAGATCGTGAGCTTGAATATATCTTACGGTTAGGGTGCCAGCACCAGAGCCAGTTCCGTTGGACAGAACGTAAACTCGCTTGTCCGCAGTTCCGGTGTCATCCCAATTTGCAGCATTTGCACCGGGCGTAAAAGCCACCAATGAAATTACGTTGGCGGCAACTGCGGTGGGAACCAGTTCAGTGGCCGTTGATGTGGTGCCAACACTCACTGTGTTGGAGGTGGTGGTCCAAGCCGTGGTGACAAGAAGTTGGATGTTGGTGATATGACTATTGGCCGGAAGCACAATGGTGGTGCCCGGCGTTGTGGCGATGGTTGCGGCCTGTGTGATTACAGCGGTCTGAGCCATCACAACGGAGCCAACATTCCTTACATCTGCACCAAGCGTTGTGCCGGTTGTATTCGAGATGTTTCCGGCCCGAATTGGGCCGGAGAATGTGGTAATACCCATTTATTTTGTCCTTGCAGAAGGAGATTCCGCAGTCTCTGCAAGCGTCTGCCGGGACAGTCTACGGAACCGAGATACCCCGGGGCCTCAGTTGTGAGGTGTATTAGGATTTTACCACAAATAAAAAGAGCCCCGAAATGGGGCTCAAGGCAGTACAAGCTTGTTGCTCTTCCTGTGATTTTCAACCGCAGGTATGGCCTGAAGATTCCAAGGAACGTGAAGTCCTGAAACTGCTTTCCCGGCAAGCGGGACAATGTGGTCTACGTGATACATTACACATTTCTCTTTAGAGAGCCTCAGAGCCTCCTTGTATACAAGGGCAATCTGGTGTCGGTGTTCCTTTGTCAACCAAAGCGGAGTAGCTTCCCTTACCTTAGCCCGACGAAAAGCCTGATAACTGCGTTTCTTATCTACATTGTTGGCTCGCCACTCTTTGTCGTTTTTGCTTTTTTGTTCCGAATTGTTTGTTCGCCATTCAGAAGATCTAACGCGAGCCGCAGCCTTAACGTCTTCGCGGTCAAGGTACTGACGTTTTGATTCTGCGTATCTTTCAAAGTTATCATCCCTCCACTTGTTTGCCCTCTCCTTGTATGACCCCCTGTTCTTTTCGTAATTCTCCCTTTTCCATTTTTTTCTGTCCTCATCGGTTACCGTCCCCGGTGATTTTCTTTTTTGGACAAGCGGGTCTCCGTAGCGTTTAAGGCGCATGTAGTGAGCATTGCAATAAGACCTCCGGTAGACGGGAGAAGTGCAGTCGGTGCATGAGCAGATCTTTTCCATGCACCATATATAAAACAAAAAGGCCCGGGTCGCAAGACCCGAGCCAGTATTTTTTTTGTTTGGACGCTATTAAGCGCCCGGGGAGCCCCAGATGCCCAAAGGATCCGACACCCCGAAGGAATAACGCTCGCGAGCCTTGTACCGCACGTTGCCCGTATCGAAGTCACCATCCATCGACGTGGACATCGGGGTACGGATGAAGTTCTTCATGCCGTTCGGGATGTCGGTGATCAGGTAATACGAATCAATATCTGTCAGGTAGTGGTTGACAGAATACCCTTCCGGAATCGTGCCGTTGGTCTTGATCGCGTTGATGTCGTTGTCGGCAGTCGCCGTACGGAGTTCAGTCTCCAACAGACGAGTGGCAATAAACATCAGGCTTGGCGGAACAACCAGCTTGCGCGGGCGAGCCGCGATAAGCAGGCCACGTTCGTCCTTAAAGCCAGCAATCTGAATAACGGCGGCCTCAAGAGAGGTCTCGTTCAGATCGGCAACCGTGGACTGCGTGTTGCTGTTGGTGCCACCCGAAACAAGCGGATGGTCCGTGGCAAACAACGTCTTGCCGTCACCCGCCACAAACGCGCCACCGGAGAAGCCGTTATTCAGCGGATAAGCCGCCTTAACCTGCTTCGTGTAGGCCATCGAACGAGCGAGGGCCTTGGTGTAGCGAGACGAAAGCGAGTCATACAGGTTGTCTTCCATCGCCTCTTCGGTGATGGAGAAGCCCATAGCAATCGTTTCGTGGTTGTAGCGAGCCGACCAAGTTTCCTGAGCATTGTCGTAACGGAGGGCTCCACCTTCCGTCTTGACGCCAGCGGCACCAAAGCCCGAAAGCTTCAGTTCCTCTTCAAACGAACGCTCCGAGGTTTCAGTCTCGTAGATCGCCTCATGCTCATTCTCATACTTCTTGTACTCCAAACCAAACAGGGCGTTTAGACCCGGAAGCAGTTCCTTAAGGAGTTGTGCGCGTGAAATAGCCATTTTCTATATTCTCCTATTACACGCCACGGGGCGTCATGTACGAATGACCATAGGTCATCGTAACAGTGGCGTTCATCGCGTTTGAATCCGGCGCGGCAAACACGGCATTCGGCATATTCCACTTAACAAGAACATCCGTGTAGGCATCACCAATGACCGAATCAGGGGCATCAACAAAACCAACAATACGGAGCGGAAGAGTAACCGTGGTGGCCGCAGATGTGCCGAGCGGGGTTGTGGCGTTGCCAGAGAGAGTGTCACCGGCAGATGTGCCGAGAGCAATGTTTGCACCAAGATCAGTCTGAGCGATTGCACCGCCAGCCTGAGCCTGCATGACAACATCCGGATCATCAACGACATAAGCCAGAGCATCTGTAGCAACTGTGCCTGTCGGCCAGTACTGCTTGAACACCTTATACTTCAGGTTGGGATCCGTGTAGGTGCATCCGACAAAAACGCCGATCACACCAGTTGTGGCCACTGCCGTTGTACCAGTTTCCGCAACCACAACACCAGCGGAGTTGATGGTAACGGGCTGACCGTAGAAGATATTTGCGGCATACGCATTTGCAATCTTAATCAAACGGGTAGAGCCAGAGTAGGGCTGACCGCCAATAAGATTTACAGGGCGCAGGCCATAGGGGGCTGCTGTAGCTGCCATTTTTCTATACCTTGTTTATGGAACGCTTAACCGCGTCCCTTTCCAAATGAAACCCGAGTTGATACCTCTGGCTTAACCAAAGGCATACGCGGATCGTTTTCACGCATGAAGTTGTTTTCTACGGAAGACATCTGCGTTTCGGCGGAACTACGATAGTAGGCATCGCGTTCAGCCATTGTTTCTTCCGGGGCCTTGCAAAGCAAGAGGCCGCCAACTTCAATGTTACTTATAAAATCAGACTTGCGGTCTCTAAGTACCGTGATTTCGGGATGCTCTTCAGCCTTCACAGGCTCCCATCCCTGCCTAAACTTTGAGGACACGTTTGTGTTGTCCTGACTGTTTAGTGTGGAGGTGCGGACCCAGCGATAGCGCCAGCCATCCTTCTTATCTGGTTCCGGAAGAACTGTGGGGGGTGCCCAAGGCTTCCTGCGCGATGTTGCTTCGCGGTTTTCGCTTTCGCGAGGGGTGCGCTTATCCATTCATGGACCTCAGTTTTTCGGCAGCATACTGCTCGATTGTAATACCAAGTCGCCTAGCGATAGCGACCTCAGATGCAGACATTTGGACCTTGCGTGGCGGGGTGGAGTTTCTTTTTACTGGAGCAACCACGACACTCTGCTTTGGCTGCGGGGCCCTTGTGTCCTCTTCATCCGCCTCCTCTGCAATATGGGGGTAACGCTTTTGCATTTCCCCGTCGAGCTTATCCCAATACTCTTGAGTAGTGGGGGAAACCCGGTCAAACACAACGAGTCGGTCATGGACATGGCGAGCGAAGTCAGTCATCTCGCGGTCCCGACCAAACCAATCGTTCTTTTTCGCCCAAGCCATTGTTTTCGCATCTGGCTTGGGAGGAGGAGTCTGCTGCTCATACCGGGGTGCCGGTTCGGGTGCAGGCTCTTCCATCTCGACAGGCCGGAAGGATCTCACCTTGTCGGCCTCAACAGTTAGGCGCGCAATATCCTTCTGCGCGTCAACTTGCTTATCAATGTCACCAAGCTCAATCGCATCGCGATACCTACGCTTGGCGGACTCAAACTCCGATTCGACGCGACCCTGCATCTGATCGGCAATAATTGTCTGGCCAGACTGAAGAGCCCGCTTGAGATGCTGGTTCTCATCCCTTACGCGCTTTGCAAAATCGGCCAATGCCGACTGCTGGCGCTCAAGATCTTCCTTCTGGCGGCGCTCCTCATGGAACTCATACTTGAGTTTTGAGATGCGCTTCTTCACCTTATCGCTATACTGGGCAACCTCATCATCGGTTCCGAGGTCGGGTTCGCCAGTACGGCGGGGCTTATTTTTATCTTCAGGAGGAGTATCGTCAACGATCTCCACCTGAAGACTGGTCTCCTCGACGGCACCCTTGTCCGACTCAGGAGACACACCAGCATCAATTGTGCCGGTATCTTCATCATTCATTGTCATGCCCGCTCAATCCCTTCTGGACCCTTCGCGACTGCCTCAACACTATCGTCGTTGATCAATCGGAATTCCTTCTTGTCAACCTTGAACCGGGTTCCCGTGTAGGCACGGAACATAACCCAATCCCCTTCTTGACAGTAGGGGCCATCCGGAAAGCGGTCGGCATCCGTATAGCAATCACGTCCCATTGATAGAACCTGACCAACAATACTCGCCGTTTCCTCCTTGGACTTGAGGCTATCGGGGAGAAGAATGCCCCCCTTGGTTTTTTCCTCAACATCCGGAACTGCGATAAGAATCCTATAACCCTTCGGCTCGGGAAGCTTATCCAAAATGTCTTTCGACAGCTTGGCTTCTGTGTACATGCGTATTCCTACGTTGCGCGCCTATTGGCGAGATGCACCATTGACGGTGTAAGAGTATGATAACGCGAAGAATACACATACCCAAAATTACTCTTCTTCGGTACGCATCCTTTGAAGATCGAGAATCTCCCTCTCCACCAAAGCAAGACCATGTACAATGCCAACAAGGTGTCGATAGTGAGCAAAATCAACTGCCACGCCGCTCGCCAAATCATCTGCATAATCATTAAGATATTTGCGGATTTTCTGCTTAATTACATCGAGTTCGGTCATTGTGCCCGTTTAAATAGGTTGTCTGTGAAGGGTTGATTGGTGGGTTTGTTGCGCTGGTCGATAAGCTTTGCGGCCTCAATCTCCAGCTTATTTTCCTTATACTGGGCATCTGCTTCAACCGCCATCTGCTTAACATTAACGGCATCACGCTTGATGGCGAGTTCCTCACGCTGCATAACGGTGAGGGGATCGTTTGGATCCTGCTTTGCGGCCTCCTGCTCGGCGTTGTGCTGCTGGAGGAGTCGGTCGGCGGCAACGGAGGCCAGCTTGGCAATATTATTCTCAACGTCAGGCGGAAGCTGCTCGCCCATGTTGGGAAGGCTCACGCCCAGCTTCAATTCAATCTGACGGCGATAAGAATAGGCAAAGTGTTCGGCCAGATGGTTTTGAATAGCCCCGATAAACTGCTGTGAAGAAGGGTTCTGCGATATAAACTGCTGGTAGACGGGATCCTGCATAAAGGCTGTGTGAACCTTGATGTGGGCATCATGGTCCTGCTCTAAAAACACCTTGATGGGCTTACCAGACATCACATTCATGTTCTCTGTGACCGGATCCATACTCACGGCCTGATCCTTTGGCGGTATCACCAAATCCACATTCGGCACGTTTAAAGCTCTGAGCATCTGCTTATGAAGGATTTCAACGTCATACATCCCTTCGGGGGCACCCTGAGCAAGCTGAATGGCCGCCTGATACTGCATCACCTTCTGCGCCATAGTGGAGGCATTTGGGTCTGATACGGGGATGATGTCCACGCGAGAATTAAAATCATCGGCGCGGCTATACTTCTCATTTTCGCTGTCGCCGGTAGCATATTCATATTCGGGTGGCATATATTCGCGGATCACATCGGCAATAAGCTGAAACTCACGGCCAAGTGAATCGTGTACACGCGCCTGAACGGCACTCATCACCTTCATGGATCGCTCAAGGAGGGCTAGAGTGGTGCCAACTGGTGCTTCGGGGCTTGAATTACCAATGTCCATCTCAGCGATAGACCCAATGCGGCGGCCCTCATCAACGAGGTTGCCGAGCAACTGATATAGCACTCCTGACGGCTCTTTATAGGGGAGAAAGGTGATTGAGTCGCGGATTGAACCAGAGGCCACATCTACATCGCGGAACTCACCCGGCATGATTGGGTTGTCATCACCCTTGATGCGGAGCCCACGAGCCTTCAAGCCGCCCGGTAGGTTGGAAAGGGTTCCGGCGTCCACAAGCTGACGGAGGATGGAGGTGGCCGACTTGGCGATGCCGCCAATCAAATGGATTAGCCCAGTTCCATAGAATCCTAGGCCGGGAAGATATTGATAGTGAACAAAGTATTGACGTTTGGTAAGGGTGGGATCGCCCTCCTTCCAATTACGCCGAATCGACAACACCTCCCTGCTCGACTTCTCTATCGTGACTACGTAGGGAAGCTCTAGTCCGTTGGCGTCTTCAAACCCCGGAATATCCAAATCAACGCACATCTCAAGGATTGTGTGCCGCGTATCGTCAGAGAATGAGGGGGTCTCGCCCTTCACCTTGTCATACTTCTTCTGTAGGGAGGAGTAGTCTGGCGATGGCTCGGGGATATCAATATCCCGATAGAACCCACTCACTTGTAGTTTCCGAAGCTCATTCGGGTACATTTGCGTTACATGTGTGTAGCGCGGGCAGGCGGCAAGGTCGGTTGTGCCATACGTCACCACAAAGTCTTCTGCAGGCACAAATACTGCCGCAGGACGTTCATTAATGGTGTCGTAATACACCTTTCGGAATGCTGATCCGGCCAAGGGAAGACGGAAGAGAAGCTGCTCAGTTTCTGCGCGATAGTCACGCATCTTTTCTGTGACTATGTAGTTCATTTCCTGCTTAACGCGCTGGGCCTGCTTCAGAACCTCGTCATCAGCCTTCCCAATAATCTTGGTTTCAACGGGCCCAGATGATGGAAACACCTCCATGATGGTTTGAGCCTGAAAACGAATCACGGCCTCAGTGAGGACGGGATGGTAGACGCCGCAGGCACCCGGCCAAGGAGTGGTGCGCTCTTCAATCTTCAACCCAAGAAGATCCAAGCCCTGAATATATGCCCGCTCCCAATCTTTCCGTGTGTCAAGGTCATCTTCAAAGCTGGAGATTAAATCAGAGGCAATTGAGGTGAGGTCGCCATCATCCATAATTTCAGCAAGATTATCTCCATGATCAACAGGAGGTGCCGCATCTGGCAATGAATTGCCAAAATCAACTGTGACGCCGCCATTATCCTCCGGCGTTACAGTTGGCCCGAGGGATTCTCCCGGCACATCCACATTAATAGGGGGCGTTTCCGGTGAGACGGGAATATAGGGTTCCATGCATCAGCTTTCTAAATTTGATCTTATTATATCAATAGAACGGCTCTTTACGGAATTTTGCAGGAACAATTTCATCCTCCTCATCTGTGGGGATCATAAAGCCACCCTGCCTGAACCGCATTAGAGCCATCGTAACGGCGTCAACATAGTCATCGTGGTCTCCGGAGGGGAAGGCGGCACACTCCTCCACCACCTCTTCTGCAAATCTTTCATCCGGGGCCCAAACCACCCCAGACGCAAATATGTCGGTAATGGCGTTTACACGCACAATTTTATCGCCGGTTGCGCGGGTTGGGGTGAATTCTTGGACGGGGATACCGGCATTACGTAGTTCTGCTATCAGGGGGGCACCAGAGGCCTTCTTTTCCACGATAAACATATCAGGCTGCCAAATCTTATGATACTGCACGGTGGCAGCCTTAAGCTCTGGAAACTCCATCTTATCCTTCCAAGCATCCAGAAGGATGAGGTTGGGGATCAGTTTGCCGGTCGGGTCTGGATTATTAAACACCCCGAATGTAACGCAGGCTGAATAGTCGGAGCGTTCAGTCTTGGAGAATGCGGTGTCCATAGCTATGATCACCGCATCGCAAACTGGAGCCTTTTCATCCCCCCACACATTCCACCAATCTCTTTTGATTAGCGCCCCCTCTTCTGAGGTGGGATCCTGCTGGTATTGTGCCGACCACTTGGATATGGGAAGTTCGATCTTCAGCCTCTGAAGCTCATCAATAGACCAAAACTCAGGCCATAGGGGGTCTCCTGATGGCATAATGGCCGGAAGCTCAATAACCTCCCACTCGGATGCACCCTCATTCTTGGTGGCGGAGTTGATGATTTGGCCAGTAAGGTCTCGCTTGGCCCATCTGGTCATCACGATCACAATAGCGCCACCCGGCTGTAGGCGCTGACGGGGTCCGGATGAATACCACTCAAACACCTTATCATACACCGACATATCGAACTGGCCCATCATGGCCTCCTGTTCGGAATGTGGATCGTCAATGATCAATAGGTCGGCACCCTTGCCGGTCACAGCGCCCCCCACACCAATGGCGAAGTATTCCCCACCCTTATTGGTGGACCACCGCCCAGCGGCCTTAGAATCGGATTGAAGGCCCACTCCGGGGAATATCTTCTGATAATCCGGGCTCCCCACAAGGTTTCTGACTTTACGGCCAAAACCCACTGCCAGTTCTGCGGTGTGGGCAGTTTGGATGATTTTTTTGTTTGGGTACTTGCCCAAAAACCAAGCCGGAAGGAGATATGAGGCAAACTCAGATTTGGTGTGGCGGGGCGGCATATTAATGATGAGACGCTTTAGGGTTCCATTGGCCACCCGCTCAAAGGCTTCAGCCATAATTTTATGGTGCCTCCCATTAATAAATCCGGGCCACATCTCCTCCACGAAGGGAAGGTAGTTATTGCGGGAAGCCTCCACCCGTTTGGCTTCATCCAAAGCACGAAGAAGCCGGAGGATTTCCGGCTTCTCTGCTTCTGGGATTTTGTTTATGATTTCTGCGTAATTCATTAACACAGTATATGGTGCCCGCTGAAAGAATCAAACTCTCGATTGCTGATTACAAAACAGCCGTGATGCCACTTCACCAAGCGGGCTTTTTATTGCGGGAGGTTACAGAGGAGGCATTTCCTGCAAACTTTTTTTGCCCCCTCCTGATTTCCAACACATTTTTAGACGTAGTGGTTTCGTCAGTGACGGTGTGCTCCCAAAAGAACTTGCCATCAAGCTGTTCAGACATGAGAGTTTCAAGGCTTTTCATTGTTTTTTCCCTTTTTCTTTGCTATTTCCTTCTTTTCTGCACCCTGAAGCAGGCGGGCGGTGTCGATGAATGTGCCCAACGACCCCTGAAATGGGTAGGAGCCAAAGTGGGAGGTGATTGCCCACGG